GCAACCACAAAGGTTGCTTGATATCCGGGGCTGTGCCTCTAAACATTTTCATAAGAGCGGCGTGTTTATTCGCCAGACCACCATCCAATTAAATACTTTGCTCAATATGTAGAAGCAGTAACAAAGCTTGCTTTCTATAGCTCTTCTCAACTCATACTAGGAGGAGGACAGGACACACAAGAAAAGGAACATGAAGACCCCAAGGAATCTCCATTGCTGCAACACTGGGCTTAAATAAGTGCAGCTCTTGAATTCCACTCCTTCATTTAAGTAGAATATGGAAAACGCCTCTTCAAACACAAACTCTTTGATTTTCCTCTAAAAGAGCCGCTAAATAGCTTGCAGAAAATTCTGAAAAGGAAAACAGCTGATGATCAATGTATGCCAGACAATACTAGATCTTAAGCACATCTCTTCAGAATCCCCACGTTTGGGGTCCCAGAAGGATACCCTTGGAATTACGTTGCGTCACCGCAGAGCCACCAGTTCAAAATGATAGAATGGTTACAACTGAAGATCTTCATCTTCAGTGTAAGATTGCCAGCCCAAAACATCAATTATTGAATGAGAAATCAATGAATTACATTGAGAATTCTTAATCAACATTTCGACCTCTTGGACCTCCAATTCGTCTATCCCAAGAACATCAAAAATATTTGAGTAATCTATTCGATAACTCTCCCAATTTAAAGGAGAATACTCTTTTGGTTTATACTCAAACATCTTCCAAGTCTTAGACATATCGAACTTCTTCATGTCTCGAGAGACAAAGGCACGAAGAATAGGACTGGGAGGCATACATGCCCACCCAGAAGCAACCCCGTTCAAATAGGACTTCAAGGCGCCAATTTTCCCAGATTTGGATCCATAAATGTCGGTTGGAGGAGTTTTACACTTCCCATATTTCAACGCGACAACAGGAGATGGGACCCACAATAACCCAGTATCAGAAGTAAGTTCATTCGTGTAAGAACAAAAATACCCCTTAAGAAAACTGACAGACAAAGCATCTAATACTTTGATTTTACACTTGAAACCCAATTCTATCATTAAAGGATGATTAAACGATTCCGC